TTACCACCAAATCCCTATCAGATATTATTCCTTTTTCGTGGTACGTTTGCACCTCTGCAAGGGTTAAATGTGGGTACGGCTCTAATTCTCTAAGTATTAACATACGTTGCAACTCTGCCGGGTTATTGCGGTACTCGGTTTCAAGTATCTGCGTTTGCATTGCGTCAAGTTCTGCATCGCTTGCCCCGCTTTCCTTTGCTTCCTTGTACCGCTTTCGTAAATCATTTGCACTTAAATTATAAAATTCTGTGCCATAACTTACACTTGCCCCTAAAAAGCCTTTGCCATAACGCAAACGGCAAATAGTTGAATCAACCCACTTTTGTGCGTCCTCAAACCCTTTCTTAATTGTGTTTAAGATTGTAGTCTGACTTTCAAAGTTTGCATTTACTTGCGCTTCGTTAAGTGCTTGCGTGTTGATTAGTCCCTCGCTATCTGTACCCACGCACGCCTGCACGATTTCAGTTTCTAAACGCTTCGTTTCCTCTGTGTTGTAATCCAAAGACGAACGGTCTACGGTTAACATCTGAACAGGGTTGCGTAAATCGGGTTGTTCCTCTCCGCCTGCATTTGTGCCGGGTATTGGTATCTCGACAAACGAACCAACGCCGGCAATACGTTTGTCGCCACATTTAGGGCAACGCATTAACAAGCCGTTAGCGTCATACATATAGTTGTTTTGTTTGTCTTTCAAGAAACCACCGTCACAATATTCGCCGGTTTCGTCATTGTGGAAATCGCACTCCATTTCATAGCCGCTATAAATTGGGTACGCTCCGTATAGGTCGAGATTGCGTTTTGACAAATGAAAGAACAAAAACCAGTCCAACGCTTCCAACTCAACCGACAAAGGACTTTTCTTTATGTCGGGCGTGTTGATACTCAAAGGCTCGTTCCAAAAGAAACGGGCGGGCGTATAACCTAAGTCGTGCGCTACCTCTACGATAGGCATACCTTCAATAACACCGCCTTTCGTCTGATACACCCTATAATACGCATCATCAATTATGGCAACCTTATCGCCCGGCTGCTTGAATGCTATAAACTCCATTTGCCCGGTAGTTGGGTTTGCTTCGTAACTGATAATGTTATCAACCGTCAACCAATAGAAGTAAGGACGGGCATATCTATCGCTTTCGCTTGGTTCTGTTGGCATATCAACCACCAACACCGAGTTAATTTCAGTTTTGAAGTACTCCCAACCTTTGGTCGCCCATACTTTAGGCTCGTTCAAAACGTCTTTGCGATAGCTTTCCCAGTCCTCTCTCTCTGCTTGGTTTACAAACTGATAGTTAAAAGCTGCATTGCGTCCGTCAAACACACGGCTTAACTTATCGAAAATCGTTCCCGCCGTCCGATTGGTACGGACGGGGAAACGAAACATAAGTTTGAACATACGAAACTTATCAGCGGGCAACAACTTGCCAACCATTGAAAGGAAATCCGTCAAAGGTTGGTTAAGCGTTGGTACTACTTGCGTGCAAGCATGGAACTTAATTCTGTCCTGCTGTACCCTCGCTTTCGCTAACGTCTGCCGGTTCTTTGGCTTCGTTATCGCTTCCTTGATTTGCTCGTATGTTAATATCATAACCGTTAAACTCGTATTTACTTGTTTGTGGAATAAACCACCCGCCGTTATTCTGCATTCTCAAAAGGCGTTCTGCGTGGCTTATCTCGAAATCCTCTGTTACGCCTAAACTCTCATTTTGAAGCGTAACAAGCGTTGTTTTTCCACTCATACGCTACGCATTCTTTAAGTCTGTAAGCGGATTGTAATCATCGGGGGTAATGATTGCAAAGTCATCGCTCCAATTTGGCAAGAACGACCAATTAACGTCATTATTATCGGGGTTCTCAAAGCCGCCCAAACCCTTATCGCTGATAAATAGGTTACGGATAGGAATAGGGCGCACGTTGCCGGCTTCGTCTTTCAACGCTCCAATCGCTCCGTCCTCGTTAACGAGATATACACCCAAGTTGAACACGTCTGCTTCACAAGACAAATATTTCATAGCCTTGATTTGCGCCTGCGGTGCGTTTCTGATAACAGACGTGAAAGCGGTTGGTTCTCTACCGATTGTTATCTCAATACCGCCCAACGTGTCGTTACCACCTCCAAAGGTGCGAGCCTTGCCCGGTTCTGCTGACGGTGCTTGCAAGTAAGGAGAAACGACCATTTTTGTGCTATCTGCTGCCGCAAGCAATGGTGTAACGTTTGCAAGTTTGGTAATCTGCTTCGTGTTGTTGAAACCGTTTGGCGTGCCGTCGTCTTTGCGCAAACGCTGAAAGATAACCTTTTGCAACTGTCCAAAACCCTCTGAACAATTAGCCGCCGGGATTGTTTTAAGTGCTGCTAAACCCGGACACTGACAAAATCTTGACATCTGATAAAAGTTTAATTAATATTAATTCTAAAACACTATTACGCTAACCCATTGCGTAACGTGCGACAAATATAGTTATTTTTTTTATGTGTGAAAAGTATTTGAGAGATTATTTGCGTTATTTGACTTAAATATTGCGTCTAACGGCTTATAATTCGTTTTCCTTATAGTTTTACACCTCAACAAAGACAAAGCCGTGTCGGGCGTGAAAATAAGCCGTGCTATATTCTGTTAGTTCCTACGCCTTACCCCTCGGTGCTGTCTGCCGTATGGTTGTACGCTCTTTGTCGCAATTTCTTTCTCATACACGCCCGTCAAACCGTCCTCTATATCATCGTGCTTGTTTGCGCTGAAATTACGCAAAAAGTCTGTAAGATGTTCGTATATGTGTGGGTATCTCGCTTCCCACCCATAAGGCATTATAATACACTGATTAACCATTGCAGAGGAGGTTATTATGCGGCTTTCCTTGTTGCTGCTCTGATGAAATGGAAACGTTACCGCCTTAACCTTGCTTTTGATTATCTTCTCAAATTGCGAGCCGCCGTTGTTGCTCTCTATCCATGCTTTTTGTACGCCGTTTGCGTTTATCATTGACGGCACCGTCACGGTCGTTACCTCTGTGGGTTCTGTCGTTGCTATCATGTCAGTAACCAACGCAAACAAAATCGGTTCAAACGTGCCGGTGTGTTCGTTGTATGCTTTGTTAGGCGAAAGGAAAATATCATAACATACGCTAAACAGCATATCGTCTCCCTCATCTGCTACGTCTGTATAATTGCCACTACGTATGTACGTGCCGTAATCTGCCCTATTAACCCATGTCTTGAAAGGTTGGTAAAGCAAACCCTCTGTACCGCCGGGGTTGCCTTGGTACAAACAATTAAACTGCACCGGGTCTAATGCTTGTTGCTCTTTTAGTTCTACCAAGCTGTGTCGCTCCTCCCATAAGGCGGTATCTTTCAAACGTTGGTCTATCTCTGTCGGGTCGCTTGTTTTTATCGCTTCAAAGTTTACACGTACCCACGCACCCGGCGGCACGTTGTTGAGGTCGCTCCACTTCTTTATGTCGATTATCTGCTCTTTGCTCTTTTCAAGCCTACCGATTATATCCTCTTTGTGCCAACGGGTAAATACGATTAACTGTTGGCTTCTATTGTGCAAACGTGTACGCACAACCGTTGTGTACCACTTCCAAGCCGCTTCACGTACTATTGGACTGTTGCCCTCTGCATAATCTTTGTACACGTCATCAAGTATTGCAACATCAACCGTCTTACCTGTTAACGCACCACCACGACCCACAACACGCAACGACCCTTTATGTCCTACCGTTTCAAATACGGTGCTATTACGTAAATAGTTGTTAGCAACTGTTACCACGTTTGAACCGTTGAGGTACGTATCGGGAAATACTTTGTTATATCTTTCTGTGTCGATTATACGTTGTACATCACGGTTAAAGTCTTGCGCAACTGTTGCAGCGTATGAACCTATACATATTTTTTTATCCGGGTCACGCCCTAATATAAAGGCAGGTAAAAAGCGACTACTACCTTGTGACTTTCCATGTTGCGGTGGGGCTTGTACAATGAGTTTACGAATAACACCTTGCGCAAACAAATCTAATACACGATAATAGTTAACGTGAAACTCGTCTGCGTCAAAATCTACCTGCATATATCGGGCAAAGTTTAGTAACCTTTTCCTTGCTGCTGCTATTATCAACGCTTCCGGGTTACTTTTCAAATACTCTAATGCTTTATTTTTGCTCATTTTGTAAATTTATTTCTAAAAAGGGGCAAAAATACTTAGTACTGATTATCAGCACTTTAGTATCATTTGCCCCAAGGGAGATATAAAAACACGTTGTAAACAATTTTCAAAAGTCCTTTTTACCTACTTTAGGCGTACCCTTTCGGTAATGTGTGCAAGTCTTTGCGTTATTACCTCGTAAGATGTAGTAACTTACGTGTGGGCAAGTCAAGCAAATAGGCTTACCGTGTATGTCTATGTGTCTGAACTGCATTACCCAAGTAGCGTTAACACATTCACGGCAATATTGCTCTATCTCTGCCGGTTTGCTTTTACTCGCTCTCTGTGCTGCTTTCCTTGCCATTGCCTTTTAACTTGCGTTCTTGCTCTGCCCTGCTGTCTTGCATAGCGTCTGCAATGTTGAACAACACATCATCGGGTACACCCTCAAAGTGATATTCTTGTGGCTCGTCCTTTGGCTTGCCCGTTATATCCTCGTTCTGTATCTGTTGGCGGTTTTTCCACTTCTCGGGGGCAAGATTTGAAAGCGCAAACACCAAAGCACCAGTATCGGGCGAAAAGTGCTTTTGTTTTACTCGCTTATACTTGATTTGTGGGTTGCCGTCTTTGTCGCTTCGGTACTCTGTTTCCACTTCCTCCTCAACGTACCCGGTCGCTTTCTTGTATAAGGCGGTTTCTAACTTTATACGCAAAGTTTCTCTATACTTTGCCTTTGCCTTTTCAACAAGTTCACGAAACTCATTTTTCTTGTGCCACCACTGGTTAAACGTATTCTCTGATATACCAGCCTTGAACCCTGCTTCTTTTTGCGTATCTCCCTTTGATAAACACTCAAAAATTATTCGCTTTACTTCTTTATTGTACTTTGCCATAACTAACCCTTTGTTATTGCTCGTTAATACTCATTTACTTAGACCACCCTTTCAGCGTTTCGTCTGCTTTCATACGTTGTGCAAACTCTTTTATATCGTCCTCACTGTAATCAATAGCGGGGAAATGGTCTTTTATTTTGCTTGCGTCTCCTTTGCAGAAGACTAATATGTTTTGGTGACACTTTCCTACTTTACGCATACTCATATAACGACCTACACGTTGAGGAAGCGTTCCTAATGTTTCAACTAATATCATTTCATTGTACAGTGGCATTCCGTTACGCTGAAAGATACGTATAATATCGCCGGGGAAATCATAATAAAAACCGGTCTTTGCGTCTCTCACATCGCCTACCACTATAACCGCAAATCTATTCTCTTTCAAGCAACATATTGCGTCCGTAAAGGCTTTATCCAATATCTCCAAAAACTCCTTATAGGTGCTTTGGTTGCTTGCGTCATTCTCTAACTCTGAATAGTGTTCTAAATCATAATAAGGCGGGCAACTGAAAAGTAAATCTTGCGATTGCTCCTCAAAGTGCTTCGCCACGTTTCTGCCGTCGTCACATATATAACTTACTCGCTTGCTCACTTCGGGGAAACTCTCAAGTACTTTGTTGTTGACTTGCACCTGCTCGTCTCTTAACTCTATACCCACAAAATCGTGTCCGCAATAGCCAAACACTAACCCCTTTTGCGTATCGCCTGCAAAGCAATCAAATATACGTGCGCTCTCGTTTGGTGTAAACCAACGGCAAACCAATTCAGAAAGTACCGGGTCGAATAGACTTACCCCGTTGTTAAGACCTGCCATAATATTGGTTTCACCCGCTGCAAGCGTATTTTCGCGGCTCTCTCCTTTGTCTCCTATAATACCACGCCAAACGCTTTTGCGCTCGCTCCAATATCCCTGTCGGGTGTCTAATACACTGAAAGGGGGTACTACAAAAATATCTTTTAGTTTGTTGTGTTTCTCTGCCTTGCCCCCCCCATTGCCGGCAAACTCATTCGCCCAACCCTTTGGCGTGGCAACGTTCCACTCTTTTAACTCTGATTTGTCCCACTCTCGTGCAACTTTATCCCAATCTACCGTACCTTTGATGTCGTTGTCTAACATTGCCATACGGCGCAATTTCTCAACCGGTGTATCTTCGGGCAACAATATAACGGGTATTAACTCTTTACCCAACTGCTTTTGCGCCTTAACTCGTCCGTTTCCTCCGATTGCCACGTACTTACCATTAAGCGGGAACACCATTGCAGCACGTGCGACCGTCATTTCGGGCAACGCTTCAACACTTTTGCGCAATTCTGCTTCTTGCTCCTCGGTACGTATCATGTAGTTCTCGGGTACGCCCTCGATTTGCCCCTCGTTGTACTCAACTAATTGTGCGGGTACAAACTTTATCTTTATATCTCCGGTTTCTTTCATTTTGGTTATTTTGGTTTAATTTTGCGTCTAACGGCTTTTAATTCTTTTGTGGTGTAATTTATCGTTTATCGTATTTCAGCCTTTTGTGTGCCTTTATTTTTGCTTTTCTGCGTTTCTTATAAGAACGCCAACGCCCGGGGCGTATCTGAACGCTCCGGGCAAACAATGAAAAAACACTAATACCAAATATACATTATGTTGACTACCATTTCGGTTTAATGGTGACCTCAATCTCCCACTCCTGCACGGCTTCTTCTTTCTGTTTAGCCGCTTCCTCTATGTCTGCCAACAACTCCGTACCCAAGTAGAAAGCGACAGGCGTGTTTCTGTGTCCGCCCTGTGCGTACTCGATAACCTCTAAAGTTTCGTGTGCGGGTTGCCCTACTATCACACCATTGTCAGCAAACTTGAAAATATACTTATTTTTCATTTTCTTTATCTCCTAATTTTTGCAAACGTTGTCTTAACCCTTTGTTCTGTGCTGCTGCTTCGGGGCAATCGCCATTTATAAACAACTCACAACCCGGGCAACACCCGCCTGCGTTCTTTACTTCGCTACACGTCACCATCAAATCCACACTTTGAAAACAAGTCCTTTAATCGCTCCGGCTCACCGATTGCGACAAACTCCGCACGCTCGTTGTCTGTTATAGCTACGTTTGCTATCTCACAATCAAATAGCGGTGCTTCGTCTTGAAGCTGTCCCACTTTGTAAACTGATGTTTCGTATCGCTTTTCCATATCTCTTTAATTTACTTGCAAATATAAGGTATTATTTTTATTTTCGCAAATGTTTTAGGAAAATAATTCTAAACCCTACACCAAAGCATAACGCACGCAATTCTACATCAACATAAGCGTCTTTATCATTTAGGCAACTTACAGATACGCACGGCGTTAAAAACTCCTTATGTTGCCACGTGCTACGGGCGTAAAAGCATACGCCTAAACGCCCGGTATGAAATACTTTACTTCTCATTGAGTTCCTCGACCTCCAAATCTGACATAAAGTCCATATTTTCACGCATAGAGCGGTCACCGTCTAACTTTGCTTTGTTGTACAATAGCATAAGTTTGTTATATCTCATTTGGTAGCCTTTAACCCAACACACAAAAGACCCGTTTCTGCCTTTACGCCTTACCTTTAACTTAGTATCAGGCTTAAACGGTGCAAACTCTTTGATGTACTGTGCATCTAATAGCTTTTGTTCATACAACAACCCGGTACGCTCGTTCTCAATCTCTTTTGAACGCTTGTAATACTCTTCTTCTGTCATAGTTTCTTTTTTTATTGTTTTGTTAATTGCTGTCTTTGCGTAATTCTCTACCTTGTAAAGGTTATGAAGCATAGTTTTTGCGTACTCGCTCAACGCTTCTTCGTTCTGTGTTAAGTTTCGCCCCTCGCACTCTTTTATTTCTTGCAACTCCTTGCTCATCGCTTCGACACAAGAAATTAAGACGCTTGTACGGCTAATTATTTTCTTTACTCTGTCATACATTGTTATCGGTTTTCTGTAATAACTCCCAATCTTCACGGCTTACCTTACAGATACGTGGGTACTCTACTATATCGCCTTTCTCAAAGGCTATGTTGTAAATACCTAATTGCCCTTTTACCGGCAATTCTACACACTGCACCGGGTTGCGCATCAACCAACCGTAACCGGTTTTTATCTCTGCACGCTTGCTTCTTGGTATTCTCGTTTTGTCCCAATCTTCGGGCGTGAAATCCTCTACACGCTTAATATCGTACAACTCGACAAAACCCATAATACAACCGCTTTCTTTACCCGGTATAATCGGTTTTTGACTGCTACAAATCAAAATACGCCCTCGATATTGCGTGGGTTTGCTCCTTACCTCGATACTCTTAACACCGTACACGTTACCGTCAATATCTTTGTAAGCTGCCTTAACCAAATCGTCTGCGTATGGTTGTTTAACCGTTAACGCCTTGTAGGCTTCGTGTTTCGTTGCATCGTAATCTTTCTTGATGTTTATCTGCATAGCCTATTGGTTAAAATGGTAAATCGTCTTCCTCCTTATTAGGCGGCACCGTTCCGTTCCAAGATTGTTCTGCTTGTTGTGGTGCTGCCTGCGTTCTGTTAATTACGCCTTTCGGTGGTGCTGTTGGTTGTGGTGGTGGAGGTGCTGCTGTCTTTGGTTTAGGTGTCAACAACTCCATACGTGAAGCGTAAATCTCCGTTACATAGCGTTTTATTTTCGCTTCGTCCTCATAAGACCGGTAACGCAATTCGCCCTCAATGTAGAGTTTATCTCCCTTATGTACGAATTTCTCCGCTACATCTGCAAGCGAATTGAATAACGCTACGTTGTGCCATTCTGTACGCTCCGGCACGGTCGTGCCGTCTTTGCGCTTATACTCCGGTACTGATGTCGCCAAAGACAAAGACACCGTTTTTCCTCCATTCTCGAACGTGTAAACCTTTGGGTCTCCTCCTACGTTACCCAAAAGTGTAACCCTATTTATTGCCATATTAAAAAAGATTGATTAAAAACTTTACAACGCTTACCGCTGAATGAATATAAGATAAAATCGTCAACGTTACAAACGTATAGAACACGATTTTATAACCTGTACTTGCTTTCATTTTTTGCGCTTATCTTTGATGATTAAATAAATAAAAAAGGCATTGATTAAAACAATCAAAACACTTGCTATATTATCTTTCATTATTACTTAAATTTTACACCATCCAACAGATACTCGTCTTTGCGCTCGCTCCAATCTGCTGCCCTATTCAACGCCCGGCGGTCTTCGTCAAAAACAAAATTACAAAACCAACCACCGACAGACGCTTCACGTATTAACCGCACTTGCTTGCCTAATATCAAATTGCGGTACTTGTAATATCCGCTATTCTCGTTAACAAACGCTATACGCCTAATTGCATTTATTTGCGGTTGTTTTTGCGTCTGTCGCCCTTTCTCCCTTTCGGGGGTACGATTATAAGGCTTAAAGTCTGAACGCACGCTCCGCCTTGATATTTCGCTATAATCTGTTTTTCGTTTTACTCTCATAGGATAGTTTTATCTTTCCAAACCTCGTTATACTCTTTTGTTAGCTGTTCGATAGTCTGCACGTTGCCCGGATATATTCTCATCGCTTTGCGGTTGCCCGTCTCCCATTGGTTGTGGTGCTTGAAACAAAGTATATTAACGTTCCTAACATCGTGTGCCGCTTCGGGAAACGCTCCACGTGTGCGAATGTGCGATATATAGGTTGCAGAAAACTGCGTTAAAGGTCGCATACATTCCTCGCAAATGTGTGGGTATAACTCCCAACAATAGCGGTAAAACCTTTCGTTCTCTGCCGGCGTGTGTCCTGCACCAAATAAATAACGCTGCACATCAATACGCACCTTTATAGGCATTTCAAACCGTTTATCTGTCAAAGGCTCGTAACCTTTACTTTTCGCATACTTGTAACATTCTAAGTCCTCTATCAGAATAGCCATTTTTTCAAAGTTTATAAGCGGGGTAATTAACCCCGCCTATGTATTAGAAACTTTCGCCCGGCTCCGGTGTTTCCTCCGGCTCCTCTGTACCCTCTGTTTGGTCGTCGTCGTCACCCTCTCCAAATAGAGAAAGTTCTGCTTTCTTGCCCTTGAACAAAAAGGCGTACACCTCCGTTTCAATGTCTGCGATAATGCACTCCAATTCCTCCTCAAAACCCCACGTTTCGTTTTCAAGTTTCAAACGTGGTGTGTTGATTGCTGACTTCTGACCGTTGGCAACCTCAAACAAACCAGTAAGCACAACACCCACGTTGTCGTCTTTGCCGCTTAGACTGATACCTCGCACCTCAATGTTTTTCAAACACTGCTCGGCAAACTCTTCCGCCAAAGTAACCTGCGCCGGTCTTGCCTTGAACTCGTCTGTACTTACAAGCGTCTTGAAACTTGTAATGTTGAACACACGACCCATAATCGGGCGTAACTTTGAAAACAGCTTGCGCAAATCGGGGTGTATATCCTTTGCGCTTTCAATGTGGTACTTGTTGGTATAAACTTCGTTACCAACTGTTTCCACTACTTCGTAATGAACGTCAAGACCTCCGTCTTTAAGTGTCTTAACCTTGTTCAAAGAAAATGCGTTCTCGCTTGGGATAGGCATATTCTTTACTTCTGTTACTTCTTTTGTTTCTTTCATATCTTTTTTTGTTTTATAGGCTTTCGCCCGGGTTGTCTTTTCTATCTACTTTTAACTTTAACTTTGCCGCTTCATCTACAAACGTGTAGAATTTGCGTTCCTCGCTTTCCTCTTTTGTTTCGTCCTCAAATTGCATATTAAGCCACTCATTAAGTAATACGTCTGCAATTTGTTTCTTATCTGTAACCTCGTATTTTCGCTTTTTCTCTGCGATACTACTTGCAAGCACAAAGATAAGGAAAATTAGCACGATAACAAAGCAAATAAGAAAGCCTAATATAATATTAACCATAATTAAAAGTCCTCCTCTTCTAACAAAGCGTTACGACTTGAAACGGGTTGTGTAGTAGTTGACTTCTCGGTTGTAGTCGACTTGGCTTCTTGTTCCTCGTAATGGTTTGACTTTGGCAACTCCACCGGCTCATCGTCAAAGATTGCCTTTGCCTTTACAATCTTTGTCTTTTTGATTGCCGGGGCGGCTGCTCGTGTGCTTCGCTTGGTGCTTCGCTTTGGTTTGCCGTCCTCATCGTATTGCTTTTGTGCAAGTTCAATAAAACCCAACTCAACCAACACCGGCAAACAAGCTGCCAACGCCTTTACATCTTCGCCTGCGTCATGTGCCGGGAACGTCTTGCCCTCAAAACATTTTGCGTACAACTCTTCAAGCGTTGGAAACTTGCCTGCCCTGCCGTCTGCAAAGCAAGCACCGACAAACTTAATAGTTTTCATCATTGTGTCGATACGCTTGCCATTGAATAGTGCTTGGTCTGCCTTGCTGTCGTAATATTCACGCCCTAAATAGCGCATAATATTAGCCTTGAGGATAGACGTATCAAAGTAGATGTTGTGCGCACAGATTAAAGGAGATAGCGTGCAATCTTTGATAAACTCCTGCACCACTGTTTCAAATGGTACGCCCTCTTTCATTGCTCGCTCTGTACTGATACCGTGTATCTCTGTCGTTGCTTCGGGTATCTCGTAAGGCTTGCCGTCTGCCCCTATTGGCTTAATTATATACGACTTCAATACGCCGTCTTTAAGCCACGCTAATTGTGCGACATAAGGGAATTGGTCGCAATCTTTTTCCCAATCTAAACCCTTTGAGGGTACACCGGTTGTTTCTGTATCAAAGAAACAAACGTCTTTAATTCCGTACTGCATAATTTTATAAATCTAATGTTAAATCTAAATTCTTTATTTTCTTTGCGTATGATTTGCGTGTCAACCACTCGCACCCACAACGCAAACACTTTACCCGGCTAAACCCTTTCGGGGTGTATCTATAACGGTTAATACGCCACGTTGACAAAGGATAAAATCGTGGTCTACGTTCACACTTGCAAAACATAATTAGAGTGTTTCAAGTTTCTTTCTTATCTCCTCCCGTTTCACTCTAACTTCCTCTATTAAGTCTTTGCGAACACGTTTGCGCAACTCGTCTGAAATCTCTACGTCTTGCCCATTGATTTGCACGCTAATTATACCCTCATCGTGCAACCTACGATTAAACGCTTGTAACAGTCTAAACTCTTGCGCTAATTGTAACACTTCGTTTATGTTTTCTATCTTCATATTGTCTTATTCTTTAAGTTCTTTGATTAAAGCATCGGCTAATCTTACAGAAAGCCTTGCTACATCTTCAATATTTGGATTTGGATTTACACCCGGTATAATAGGGGCAGCCAAAATTCCGTTCATTGCTTCTTTTGCTATTTCATAGCGGCGTTGTTCCCAATTAATATCTATGTTTTCTTTGTTCATAACGTCTTAGGATTTTCGATAAACACGTTAAGTTCCTCTGCTGCAAATTGCTTTATAAACTCTATATGTTCGATTAATTCAGCGTTTCCAATCTCTGCAATCTCTTTAATATGGGTTGTGTACTTGCTTGTTGATATATCAAAATTTGCAACGCACATTACGGGACTTTGTTCACGCAAAAACTTTTCTGTCTGCACCTCTGTAAGGCGTTCGCCGGTTTCATACAACGCCCGGCGTACAGTTGGTACAACATAGTTAAAGTAATAGCCTTTCAATGCTTCGCTGCTGCCTTTAGGCGCAACAAAGAAACGCACCGTAACACGTTCGCCCTTGTGTAGTTTCAGAAACTCGTTGACTTCTCCCATGTAGAGAGATAAACCACCGTTATTATTTACTACTCCGGTCGCTGATATTTCTCTCGGTTTCATTTTCTCTTAGTTGCTTAATTGTGCGCTTTGCAGCGTCATCGCCTACCGCCTTAATGAAATAGCGTGCGTTTGCTGACAAATTGCAATTCTTGTTCAAAATAGCTGCGTATTGCTTCACAAATTCTACCGGCGTTAAGTCTAAATAATCAACATGGTGTCGCTTCAACTCGTTTCCTCCCATGTTTGCCTTTATAGCTTGCGCCTTGCGCTCACTTTTTAACGCCTTGATAATGTTCTGTGCGTTCGTTGTAAACTGCCTTGTTTGAAGCAAATCACGCACCGTATATTCATCTACACACTTTTTGCGCTTTGCCTGCATTGGCTTCGCCTGCTCTTTCTTTTGTTTTCTTTTGCTCGTCATAGTTTTTATTTAGTAGGCGGGGCAATTAACCCCGCCATGGTTACTTAATCTTCTGTGTACTCCTCGACTTGCATTTCCTCCTGTCCTCGCTTCACGTTTTCGATAAAGCCTTGGAAACCGTTTTGTTTGGCAACGTCTAAAATTGCTTTAAGACGTTTTGCACCCAAACTTTCGCCCCTTGCAATTCTGAAAACCTTAACCGTTGGGTTTGCTGCAATAATTAGCTTAGTTGCAACCTCCATTTTTTGGCTGTCTGACACGACACCGTCAATAAATGGTACGTTGTTAAGTGTTAACCCCTCATCACTGAACGAAAGACCGGCAATCGGTAACTCTGACTTTTCAATAAGTCCCTTGCGCTCGCTCTGCAAAGTGTCTACCTTTTCGCCCAACTCATTGTAACTACTCTCAACCTCTGAAAGCTGTTCAACACGCTTGTTGTAGTCCTCAACTTGTGCCGCCTTTTCGTTGTGTACTTGCGCCTGCTTGATTTCTTCTGCAACGTCTACGTCCTCTTTGTTGCTCTCATAATCTTGCAACCACTTCTCACAATTTGCCTTGCGTCTTTCTGCTTCCTCCAATTCTCGGTCGTACTGCTCAATATCGTTATTGTAACGTTCCTCTGCGTCTGAACGCTCGGACTTTGCCACGCTCACTTTGCGGTCGTACTCTGCTTTTGCGGCTTCGACTGCCAAATCGTAATCTCTTTTTGCGCCTTTCAAAACGTTGTCGATACGCTCTATCTCACTGTTGAATGCCTGCAAACTCTCTTTCTGTTTAGCCGGCACCGCTTCAATCTGTGAGATACGCTCCTCTAACTTTGCTTGTACGTTTTGCGCCTTTGCGTCTAATTGCGCACGCACGTTTTGACGCTCCAACAACTCGGTAACTTCAATGCGACTGCCGTACTTGGTTATGTCGCCCGGCTGCAAACCCTCTTTAGCTGCCTTAACTTGTGCGCCCAAATTCTTAATATCTCGGTTAAGGTGGGTTCGCTCCTCCTTTGCTTCCTTAACCTCTGCGTCTATCTCCTCAATGCGTTTCTGCACCTCCTTTGGCAATAGAGATTTAACGACCTCTATCTGTTTGCGCCTGCCCTCTGCTGTTTCTGACCAATTGCAAAAGTCCACAGCGTCAAAATTTTGATAGCCAAATAGCTGTTGCAACATCGAAACGTTGTTACTCTGTACCGTCTTGCCCTTAATGCTTAAAACTCCACGTGGGTTTGCTTTTGTAAAGTTCAAAGATACGGTGTACTCGTTGCCGTCGTCACCGACAACCATTTTCGCAAATCCTTTGTCTTCTCCATTGCGCAAAACTGCGTCACGCTCTCCGGTAAGCAAAGCACCAATAGCTTTCAAAAGGGTTGATTTGCCCAACTCGTTGTCGCCGGTTATAAAGTAAACGTTACCGGTAAAGTCTGCGCTAAATTCTTTGATAACTTGAAAATTTAGCAATTCCAATTTTTTAATATACATTTTTCGCTCTCTTTGTGGGTGGGTTGCCCCACCCGGTTATTACTTGGTTTGTCTTATTCTTTGGTGTATTAACGTAAACATATCATTAAAACACGCTTTGTTGCTCTGCGCTTCCTCCGGCGTTAAGTCCGTCAAAAAGTTTTCTAACTTTCTGTAAAGGTCGTTTAGAGTTTCCCGGCTCATTGTGTGCCGGGAAGCTGTATCTCTCATCTTTAATCCTCCGTTACGTTAACAGTATAAACATAATCGTCAGAACCTGCGTCAACGTAATGTGCTTCGATTTTGACAACAAGCGTTGTTACCCAATCGCCGTCAACCTCTCCAAGCATATCAAACGTTTGTGCGGTTTCGCTACAAACGTAACCCTCTTCCTCGAAGTTGTCCTTGAAATATTGCTCTGCTGCTGCCTTATCCTCAACTACGATAAGACCGTTATTTGTTAACTCTGCCTTTACTTGTGCTTCAACCTCTGCAATAGTAACTGCGTTGATGTTCTCTTTGTTAACTAAATTCTTCATGTTTTTTATTGTTTTATTGTTTCCAAGTAAACCGCTTGGTCGGCTGTGTTATTTCCTTAACACGTTGCAAAGGTAAAACTTTATTTTATATTACCAAAACTTTTCAGTATTTTTTTTGCGAATTTCTTTATTTTCTTTTGAAAAGGGTTAATTGACTATTGAAATAACGTTGTATTATGTCGTCAACCTCTCGTTCTTGCCGTTCTTTCTTTTCTATAAGATTAGGCGTATAGGTCGCACGCTTTTGCGTGTGCCTTAACTGCCTAACCTTATTTAAGAACTCCGCAAAAGTAGGCACGCCCTTATCCTCTGTAACCCTTGCACCCTCTACAATGTTACGACATACGTTGCAAAGTTCCTCAAAGGTTAATTTATCGAAATCTTGCGCCTGCTGATTTAAAGTCTTTTTGCCCATAAGTTACACGGTTTTACAATTATCGCCCCTTAGAACTAAAATAAAAAGCCTTTCGCCCTTTGTGGTACGTTCTGCAACACCCAATCTAAATCGGTTTGAAGCATATAACGCCCATAGTGCATTATCAACATCGCATCAGCTTTCCACAATACTACTTTTTCATCGGGATATAAATCTTGCGCTACTTCCTTATAACGATTTTTGCGCACGCTATAAACTTCCTTTTGTTTAGGTATTCGCAATTTTAACCCATATTGCCACTTTGTCGGGTGTACAAGCACAAACGGCACATCTAACAAACTTAATATAGTTTTTATTTGTTCTAATTGTGCTAACATCTTTTGCACATTGAATATCTTACCCCTATTTTTACCGTCTTTTGTTTCCATATCATCACGGCGAAGATTAACCTTTTCAACAAAAGCGATTATATTATATTCTCTTTTGTATTTATTGATTATATCTCTAAATTCGAGTAAATCTCTTGGCATTTTTTTACACATTAACTTCTTTTCTTTAGGCTCATCTTTGCGATAGATACATATACCGCCATTACTTACACCCGGGTCTATACCTATAATGCAATTAACTTTTAATTTCTTTGTTTCCATATCTTACTTTGTTTTTAATTAAAGACCTAATATTTGCTTTATCTTTCCTCTGTAATTCTCGTTCGCTAATCGCTTTGCTTCCTCTACGCTTGAAGCCTGCTTGTAAAAATCAGACATTAACAGCGTGTAGACAAATATACCTTGCTTTGTGTCCTCTATGCAATAGGCGTTTAATTCTGTCTTTGCGAGCAAGCCAAAGGTCGGGTTTTCTTTCCATTGCAAAGGCTTTATACCGTTCAGAACCTCGTCCGTTGCGCTTGGTATGTGCTTGTTCCAATCCTCAAAGAATTGCAACATTTCAACACACTTGCACCGAATTGTGGCAACGTTGTGCGATACGTTACCGGTAGTAATTTTGTCACAAACTCCCTTTATACCCTCAAAGGCGGCTATAAAGGTGTCGTTCATTTCTTTTTGTGTCATTAAATTTAATTTTTCCATACTGCTATAATTTATATAAATAAACTTTGTTCCTTTGTTTGTATAATAGCGTTTACACGCCTTATCTCTGTGTCAACTTCCCGCTCTATTGCTTTACACTCTGAAAGTGTCGATTTGCTCCGTGTTTTGAAATACTCTTTTTGAAGCCGTCTCATCAAAGCAACCTTGTTAAAGAAATCCTTACTATTCATATTACTTTAATTTACTTAACCACTGATTATATATATTACTTGCTATCTCATACATCATAAGGGGCGGTACGCTCATTCCACATACATAATTCGGTCGGCACTTCAAAAAGTTATAATCATTAGGGAAAGACGCTGCTTTTATTATTTCTTTGTTTGACAAAAAACGTGGTTCATAAAATGATACGTTCGCTTCAATGTGTGCCGTTAGCGTGCTTAACACTTTGCCCCTATAAGCGAATTTACTATTAAAATGCGCCCTTTTATTGTAAACTCTTTCACAAGCATTTGCCAAGTAGCAATCCCCCTCCTTTCTGTTTTGCCATAACTGCGCACTCCTTTTTGGTAATTTATTTTCAAAATTTCCTTTATCTTCAATCTCTCCAAAAGTTACTTCTTTTTTGCAAAACTCCATTTCTATTTTTGGCACTTCTGTAAAAAAGTCTTTTTGATACAAAAAACTACCTGCTAAATCTTTTCTTAAACAGATAAAGAATACACGCTCCCTTCTTTGTGGTACTCCCATTCTTGAAGCGTTTAACAAGAAATGTTGACAATAAAAACCTGCGTCCTCAAACTCTTTATAAATCTTTCTTAGATAGTCTTTCGCTTCGCCTAATAGTAAGCCTTTCACGTTTTCAGCCACAACGACCTTTGGTTGCAATTCTTTCGCTAAATCTATAAAGTCAAAGAAAAGCGTGTCAAGAACTTGTTTTTGTTGCCCCTCTCTGAACTTCTTTTCTTTGCCCCAATCCTTTTCACGATTGCCGGCTATTGAAAAGCTGCTACACGGTGGCGACCCGTCCAATATATCTAAATTATACAATTCTTTTGGCAAATCTTTGCGCTTCTTAAAGTCTTGTATAGGCTCGCAAAAGCTGTACTTTGGGTTATGGTTTTCCCTATATATAGACATCATTTTAGGGTCTATTTCGTTGCAGCCTATAACATCGAAACCTGCTAATTTATAACCCATTGTACTGCCCCCCCCACATGAAAAGCAACTAAATACGGTGCCTTTGTCTTTTGTGAATTGTGCGTCCTTTAACGCCCAATCGTATGTTATTTCTTTCATTACTTTACAACTTGATATAATCTGTTATTTGCGTTTCCTCCCTTACCATTGTATCGAAGCACTCTATTAACGCCCTACGTTGTGCGTACTTGTATGCGCCGGTTTTAACGGCTTCGTGTTGCTCTCCATGTATGCGAATATTGCCTGCTTGGAAAGGCTTTATAAAACCGGTTGCAATCTGCCTGCGTATTTCTAACATTGATAACCGCAAATCTTCTTCCGTTATCTCTGCTTCTATTAGACCGCAATCTGAAAGCAACTTATAACACATAAATTCCTGCGTGTCGCTTAATTCACACATTACGCCTTTATACTTGTAATACAGAAAAGCGTATATAAGTTTTTGCTTGAACTTGTTTGTCGCTCTTTTGTTCTCTATTGCATTAACCGCCGGGCGTGGTATGCTCTCAAAGGCTTTATATATTACTTCGCTTTGCCGTTGCTCGTATGCTCGTAATATCTTTGAAAAGTAATCAGCGTTGAACTGTTGGTAATGATTTTTATCCGCCTTGCCGTTCTTATCTCGTGGCAAA